CCCAAACTGTATGATTTTCAGAAAAATCATTTAAGAGTAGATCAATTTAGGAATTACCCTAATGTATAATTTAATTATTCTTATATAATATGATATAAGTTTCTAATCATTTATTATTTACCAGTCATCATAATCATCCTCAATTTCATCTTGTATATTTTCTGCAACTTTGATGTGTTCCTTAAATTTTGGATCTGGTTGGAATAATAAATTTTCAGATTTTATATCTTCTTTTGAAATTTGTAAACCTTCATTATATAAGAAGAAAATTAAAGAATACAATCTAGCCACTGGTTCTAGATATTTATCTGAATTATTTTCTTCTAAAATCTTTCTCAATTTATTTAATCTTTTACAAACCTCTATTGAAACCTCAGACTTTCCAGTAATTCTTTTTATTATCATCATTTTAATTACCTTGTCTAGATCTAACTTGTCGGTCGATAATCTATTTGTTCTTTTTCTTAGAATTGTTGTCTCATTTTTGTTTGCCCAATCATTTATTATTTCTTCTATACCTTGCATTTGGAATGACATTTGTTGTTCTGCAGGTATTTCATTGTTTTCTATTTTGAATTCATATTCTGTTGAATCAAACACTCCACCACCAGATTGTAGTTCATAGAAAGATCTACCAGAGAATTCTATATCTGAATCTAATTCTTCAGTTTTCTCTCCCATCTCTCTTATCAAATTACCAACTAGAGAATTCATTACTTTTGAATCATCTTGCTTCATTATATGAAATCCCTCTTCTTCACTTTCAGAAGAGTAATAATCTTGATAATATTGCTGCATTTTTTGATTCTTTTCATCATAATCTTTCAGTATTTTCCTTATTGTTTCTCTTTGTGTCATATCAATCTCCTTCCATAGTAAATAGAACTGATTATCATCAACCATGCATGTTTCAAAGAGTTCACACTTTTTATCTTTCATTGTGTTTATTATATTTTTCCATAAATTTCTGAATTCAGCCATTTCTTTCATTTTAGGTTTTCTTCCCATCCTATACTCGAATTCTTTATATTCATTCCTCTTAAGCCAGTCATCCTCCATATAATCATCTATGATCTTAGGTCTTAAAAAATACTCATCTTTGAATTCTCCTAGTTTAACATTATCAAGATAATATGTTATTTTGTTCTCTAACCTGTTTATTGAAAATCTTTTCGTTGGATTATAAAATCTTTCTGGTTCAATCATATATCTTGTTGTATTTTCATAATCCTTTATATAGTCCAAATTGTCAGGAATATTAAATAGAGATAAAAATTTATTAACAACATCATTCCACTGATCTTTTGGATTACTGGTGTTTATACTAGTAACCTTATTGTCTCTGCCGATAAATGTTGTGGGCTTGTAATCATGAACTATAATTAATTCAAATTTTCCTTTCCACCTATTATTGGAAATTCTTTTTTGTTCTTTGATCCAGTATTCATAATTGCCAAATTGTCTCATTATGAAGTTACCTATGAAAGTTGATGGCGAGATATCTAGATCAACTAGTATATTTATTAGAATTCTAGTACATTGATTTGATAAACCTCTCTCCAAGACTGAAATTTCAAATTTGGAACTATTTATTAAGTCTCTTGTATTTAAACCTTGGAAGGATATATCATCATAATTTAATATTATGTTGTTTTTCCTGTCTGAGGATTTCGTCTCAATTATCCGTAATTCTTTTATCTTTCTTTTAAATTCTATATATTCTAAGTAAGATTCCAATTCCTTGCGAGGATAATATTTTGACTCTATGATATCTTTATCTGCCACATCTATCATTATTCCAGGGATAGTATTGTATAATAATTGAGATCTGTAAAATGATTTTATGTCATTGCTCTCGCCTCTCATAACGTAAAGTCTCTCTGAAGTCCTCAAATTTTGTATTAGTCTCTTCATGAGTTGATAGATATTGAATAGCTGAAAATTGTCAACATTTGATATATTTTCTACTAAATCTTTATTAAATAATTCTGGGAAGTAATCGTTTAACTTGTACAAATCTCTTTGTATAGTGTTAGGAATATCAGGGTTCTCTCCTATCATTGATAATATTATTTCTTTGGTTGTGTTTTCAAGACTAGTGTACTCAGGTTTGACTTGAGATTTTCTCATGAGCAGCTTAACATCTGGCAGGGACTTGTATATGTTAGTTTTTGACATGTAGTCAACTAACGGCTCAGCAAATAACAATTTTGGTGGTTGACCCTCTTCAGAATTTATTATTTCATTAATGACTTCTATCCATGTCTTCATTTCTGGATCTTCATCAATATTTGATAGTTTGCTCGAGAAGATTTTTGATGATCTTATTGCACCCATTCTCCCTAATCTTAAAAATAGAGGATATTCATTAAAGCTAAGAGCAAAAGACTTTGAGAAAAGATTTATGATACTAGTATATATTTGATTTTCGTATTTGTTTTCATCTTTTAATATGCTTATTATATTATCGTTTATATACTTTTTACATTCATCATAGTCGATACCAATGTTTTTTATTATTCCCTTTGCTCTAGTGCTCTGATGAACAAAAATTAAAGGTTGAGTTTTTGTGAAAAAATCAAAATCATCTGATTCTAATCCATACATTTTATTGAGATCTGGTTTCTTGTAGCAGCATCTCACATAATGACTGTCTCTATGAATTGCGTCATATAACTTAGGACCTACTACTGTATCAATAACTGGTGGCAAATATGGATAATTACCTAAAACATAAGATCTAATATCGGGTAATTGATCCGAGAAGTATTCAATCGAAAATATTGTGTTTATATATTTTTTATTAATAGTATGAGCCAAAGCGCATAAGTAAGATGAAGCTCCATTCTCTTTCATCTGACTTATTATTTGATAGGAATGCTCTACCATCGAACCATAACTCTCAGTATTAGTTATTTGGTTAGCATTTGTGAATTTTATTAGAGGAGTTATGTATTCATTATATGTGAAGAAACAACTGTTGAACTCTCCTATAAACTGTGAAATACTATCTTTCTTAGAAACATGTATATTTAAACGCTTCATAAAATTTCTCATCAAGTTATATATAGAATTCACGATTGCTATTTGGTTAGTTCTGGAAATAGTGTTTTTAATGCATAGTGCCATATAGCAATCATCTGATGATATCACAAAATCAGCATCCCATGCTGAACCTCTACCTTTGATTAATGTTTCCAATGTTGAAATGAATCCCTTCATGGAAACATAATGATATAAAGAGGACGTGTAATGTAAAATTCCTTGCCACATTCCTATTTTATTTTCAAAAGATATTGACCCTTCACATATATTTTTTAGGAACTTATCTAATTCTTTTTGTTCTTCTGTGTTCTTATCCTCATCATAATTCATTAATTCTCTTATTTTCTCTTTAGGCAAAAGTATTCTTTTGTTATTCCACTTCCACAGATAAAATGTCAACATATTCTTTATTTGTTCATTGTCTGAAAATAAAGTTCTCAGCATATATATGAAACTAATAGCATTATGAGATGGACCCCACCTTGTTCTGTCTAGATTAAAATGATATAGTTTGGAATTTTTCATTCTGTTTCTGAGGTTCGAAATCTTATACATCAATATAGAGTTCTTTTTCGTTCCCTTCGTTAGCATTTCCTCTGGACAAAACTTGCAAATGTTTTCACTGATTCTCTCAATTATACACTGTATCATTCTAGAAGCCGCATCTAATATGTGAATTTCTCTGGTGCCACCTATTTGATTCTTTCTGAAAACATCTGACACTATATTTTCTTTTTTCAGTAAATTGCAAGCGTCTAACAACCTCTCTGGTTTTAAATCCTTTGTGTAGCTATATATTGACTCAAAAGCTATCGTTCTTCTTATTGGGTTCAACTCTATCATTTCCATTGGCTGGCTAGCTTTTGCTTTCTCTTCCACTTTTAAAGAACTCTTGCTAGTCAACAGTTTACTTATGGGAGGGTTTGATGATTGGGATGACAGTATGTGATCTATTGATAAAGCGTTTGTATCCAGTAATTCTTCTCTAGCTAATTCTGAACACCAGACAACCAGATTAGCATCAAAATCACCTTTACCGATAATTTCATCATTTTGACCTTTTATTGTATCAAACTCAGATGAAAAATTTGTTCTGAAATCTTTTTCTGATTTCACGATTTTGTTTAGAAGCCTCTTTTCAGCATGATATTTACTAGGTAGCCTATCTGGATTGTATATCATACATAAATAGATGTTGTGTAAAAACACATTCATCCCTGTTCTATGAGTAACATTGACAATTGGAGACGGTATATCAACTATTACTCTATTGTCTTCTCGTTTTTTGTATATGCCATCATATTTAGTGTCTAATAAATCATGAAGTGATGTCAAATGCATTTTAAGTATTGTTGCTTGGAATACGGATCTAATTGGGATATCAGCTATTTTTTCTAATGAAAAGTTATTGTTTAGAGGCATAGTTCCTATCATGAACATAGATGTATATCTGAATTGTTGCAACATTTCTGATGTTTTCTGAGAACACTCTAAATATAATAAAAACATGACTGTTAACATGTTGCTATCATCATTTTTGTAAGACTCCATTAGAGTTAGATCACAGTCTTTTGAAATGCTTTCAAGATAAGCAAAATAATCTAAATAAAGCTTATTGTAGAAACTTATATACCAATCTAGTCTTCCAGTGTCTAGAGAAAATATTTCACTAACATAAGATCCATTAGATAGCCTTTTGAATTCACATCCTAAATCTATGCTATACGGCTCATCCAGAGTGAACACAAATAAGAAATATGGTCTATCTTCGGTTGTTGCAGCTATATCTATTAGATAAAATATAAAAGTATTTGTTTTTTCTACTCTTGAAAACCACCAGCCTTTTTCTTTGAATCTTGGTCCATTATATCCTATCTCCATAGCAATTAATTGTAGATATAGAGAAAGTTGTATTTCTTGTTCCTGATTTATTAGAGAGGGTAGAGAAGATCCTTCTTTGATTTCCTTTAACATTGGATGCATATCAGAAAAAGGGTTGTATTCTGATATATTTTCAGTTTTACCCATCCTTTGTATTGTCATGGTATGATCTAGATCACAAGTTCTGTTCTTTTTGGAATCAGCATCTTTCTTCACAATGATATCTTTTGTTTTTAGTTTCTTTAATCCAGGTCCGAATTTCGAAGCTTCTCTTAGAATCTCTTGATTTTTTATTTTATTCATTTCTCCCATTTCAACTTCCTTCACTAAAAAATCAAGCATTATTTTAACTTGTATCTCATTAGAATCTTCATGATTCAGTTCTATTATTTTTTGTAAAATTTCTTCATCAGGTTTGAGAGGTGAGAATTTTAATAGAGGTACATGTCTTATCCTAGTGGAGTAGTGAGGATTTTTGTTCATACTCTTAAAATGATCAGTCAAACTTTTAATTTCTTTATTTAAATACTCTCTGTCAGACTCATAATTATTGTTTTTCTTAACTTTTTCAAAATCAAACCAACTATTTTCAGATCTAAGCTGATTATTAATAAAGAAATTCTCAGGAGAGTATTCTTCTATCTTAATGTCTTCGTTGATCCATAGTAGTTCTCTGCTTGTGTTTTCACTTCTAGACTCTTTAATCATGTTTCTCCCTTCTTGAGTCTTTCTATAAGCATTTATGACATCCTGTATCATTCTCTTATATTTTTTGTAAGAAGACAATAATTCAGGGTTGACATTAAAGTCTGGATTTTCATTAGGCAATATCGCATGAATGTATAAGTCAACATCAAAATTATGAGCTTCTTGTAGAAACTGACAAGGAATTGTATACTTAGATTTTTTCTTTTGAGTGGCAGCTTCAACATTATTTGTAATGGTGAACTCATGAATGTCTATCTTAGTTCCATTCCTCACTATTATATCTGGGGTTAGTCTCTTGAATTCATCTGGGAATTGGATATCAGGGAACAAGTCCATAAACCTTTGCTCTCTAACATACTCTATACCGTTATTCAATTGGAACAAAGCGACATATAGATTGTGTCTTATTTTCTCCAATCTCTTATAATGCTCTGGTGAGAAAGTGTCATTTAAGAGTGTCATAAAAGATCTTTCGTCTCTACTAGATAAAAGTGAGTATGATAATTTTTCAAAATCTTCCATACTTGTTTGGGG